ATGGTTTTGCAAGAAATATAGTTGATAAATATAAAGATTATATAAATGAATATTCAATTAGAAAACAGAATATTGGCTGCGATGGTAATTGTCTGTATGGAATAACAGCTGGTAGCGGAGAGTATGTGTGGGTTGTGGGAGATGATGACATCATTCTTCCAGGCGCTGTGGACACTATTTTATTAATGCTTGACGGAACAGATCGCATAATGCAATTTGCACCATATTCTGGTGAAGTAATACCTGGGTTTCACGGTACAATGAATGGTTTAATAACTGCTCTTAATGATAAGTCATACTTAATTGCTGCAACATTGGTAAGCATGAATGTGTGGAGGAGGAATGTTATGAATTTCAAAACAGGAGTAATGCATTTGGATTCTAGAAATGTTTTAGCGTGGGCTGGTCTTGATTGTAAAACTGTCAGTATTCCAAATGTTCCAACGGTTTTAGTTAATGACACCAATTTTTTCCAATTTAAAGATTTTGATAATGTAATGTTTGAATACTTTGATGCACTAAGTGATGCTAATGGCGTTAAAGGGTTCACTTTTTATAATGCAAACAGATGGAATTTTGTTAACGCTTCATTGGGTGCAAAATGATTATTTCTACAGGTGGTACATTTGATTTATTTCATTCTGGTCATTTTACTGGAGATAAAATGATTGTATATACAGGTGGTACATTTGATTTATTTCATTTTGGTCATTTAAGATTATTAGAAAGGTGTAAGAAAGCAGTCGGTGACAATGGATATCTAGTCGTTTCAGTTAACACTGATGAATTTTGCGCACAATACAAAGAGCCGCCCGTCTGCAGTCTTTCTGAAAGAATGGAAGTTGTTGCTTCTTGTAAATGGGTCGATAAAGTAATTGTGAATTGGGGCGGTGCTGACTCCAAGCCTGCTATTATAGAGGCAAAAGCTAATCTTGTAATTGTTGGTTCTGACTGGCAAAATAAAGATTATTATAAACAAATGGGGTTTACACAAGAATGGCTTGACGAACATAATATTGGCGTAATGTTTATTCCTTATACACAAGGAATTTCAACAACAATTATTAAATCAAGAATAATAAAGAAAACTTTTTAATAAAGGAGAAATATGTTATTAGTAGATAAAAGAAAAGGCGATTTAATGCCGGTACACGAAGTGATACCGACACCAAGCATTGGATTAAATAGAGCACTTGGCGGTGGATTGAATACTGGTGCAACGCATTTATTCTGGGGCACACCTTCTGTTGGTAAGACAACAATGTGCTTTAGAATTCTTGCTGAAGCGCAGAAGCTTGGGTATCGACCAGTAATTATTGATTCAGAATCGTCTTATAATGATGAATATGCAGCTAAATGCGGTATCGATATTAAAGATATCGTGGTAGTGCAGTCAACAATTGTAGAAGAGATATTGAAAAATATTTATGAATATCTGACACATTCAACCGAAAAGCACATCTTCTTATTTGACAGCCTCTCTAACATTATTAAAGAAGAGTTCTATGATAAGCCGGAGGGCGGCAAGGCAATGGGCTTGCAATCAAGATCGCAAGGATTTCTTCTACAGAAGTTAGTAAACTATTTGCATAAGGAAAGAAATATCATGTTATTTGTTGCTCACCAGACAGTTGATCTTAGTGGTATGTTTGCTGTAACAAAAGCAAAGATGGGTAATACAGTACATCACAATATGCATAATATTGTTAAATTGTTCCTTTCAATGTCAAAGAGTGAAATGGAAAGAGATGATACAAACCTTATTACTAGTCAGCGTGCTACATGGACAATTGAAAAAACAAAGCAGTTACCAAGCATCGGCACTACGGGTTATTATTATGTTCTTCCACAAGAAGGTAAAATAGATGTTGATAGAGAACTAATCGATATCGCTGTTGCAATGGAGATCATTCAGCGCAAAGGCGCGTGGTATTCTTATGAAGATCAGAAGTGGAACGGTCTCACCGCTATTGAATTCACAGACAAGCAGCGTGCGGAAATTGGGAAGGCGATTCTTGGATGAAAAGAACTGAGAAAGAAGAAATAAAAAAAGACAAGGCAAAGGCTGTTAAAAATTCCGGTAGAGGAATTAAGAAGGGCGATGCGGTTATGAATAAATTTGTGCTTGACTATAAGCATAATGAAAAAACATTTACGCTTACACATAAGTTTTGGAAAAAGATTACAAAAGATGCTTGGAATAGTAATTATAGATATCCATGTATATCTGTAGTCATGGGCAAAGATTCTGAAACAAAAGTTGCAATAATTGATTGGGAAGTTTTCAAAGAATTAATTAAAGGAAGCGAGTACGAATAATGCCAGACATTATTATTAATAAAGAAATTATTGCTGAGCAAATGGGTGATAAAGCTGATGAATTTATTGAATGCATTAGGGTTGTTCAAGATATTATTGACAACCCAGATCACTATTTAGGAACCCAAGCGATTAAGTATGCTAATATACTTGCCGCATATAGAACATTAATGATTGTAAAATCCCAGGCATTCAAAAGAAAGTCTGCGGTTATGACAGATCAGGATAAGTTTGTAAACGATATTTGGAAAACAATGTACGAAGCTCTAACAGAAAATATAAATGCATTAAAAATTGCCGGAAAGGGCGGTTATAATCAATGAAATCATTAAAGCAGTTAAAGAAGCCAAAAGAGGTAGTCGTGGTTGAATCTAAGTCACCAGCTGATTTAGAAAACACTTTATGTAAGGCAATTGATGAGCAGCTTTTAAAGAAAAACGAGACAACCTTTAAAAAGGTTAGCGGGTTTCATCCAAGCTATACCAATCAATGCTCTAGATATTGGTATTACCTATTTGAAGGCGTAAATGTAACACCAGATTTTAGTCCACAAACTCATAGAATATTTGATAACGGTCATGCTGTGCATAATAGATTGTACGGATACTTTAGAGATATGGGTATTCTTGTAGATGAAGAAATATCAGTTACTTATTCTGATCCGCCAATTGAAGGCACTGCAGATGGTATCATTAATTGGTATGGAGATAAGCTGATAGAGTTAAAATCAATTAGCTCTGAAGGTTTCCATTACAGACAAATTTATAAGAAGCCAAAAGACGAACACTATCGTCAAGCCCAGATATATATGCAATGTTTGGATCTTGATGGCGGTTTTGTTATTTATGAAAACAAAAATAACCAAGAGATATTGCCAATATACATTGAAAAAGATCAAGATTTTATAAACAAATTGTTTAAAAAGTACAGAGAATATTATGGAAACTTCGTAAGACAAAGTATTCCTGACAGACCATATAAGAGAACATCTAAAAATTGTTCTTCTTGTGACTTGGCTGCTTTATGCTGGGGAGATAGTGGGTAGTGGTGTTTTTAGAGTTTGCAAAAATGAAAAATGTAACAAGAAGTTTGAAGCAAAAGTCTACAACAGTATATATTGTTCTGCAGAATGCAGAAGGGTAGTTACTAATAAAAAATTATTAGAAAATTATTACGAAAAAAAACGTAACAAAGGTAAAAAGAGAACTTGTGCGACTGATGGTTGCACAACTATTCTATCTCGTTATAACAAGGAACATATATGCGAAAGGTGCAAAGACGAAAGGTTTATACAAAGACTGGTAAGTTGGGGATGGGACGAAGAAAAACTTCGAAAAGAAAAGATGTGAGTATAAAATCCATTGCCAAAAATAACTTTACTAAAGTTTTGTCTATAGATCCATCATCACATTCTTTAGGTTGGGCTGTGATTGAGATGGGAGTTAAGAAACCTCGTTTGATAAAGTGTGGAAAGATTAAATTCCCAAAGTCCTCAGAAATGCATATTAAATTTCAGGCAATAAATGACGGATTAGCTGAGATATGTAATAAGTATGAACCAAATGAATGTGTTATAGAGCAATCTGTATATATTCAAAATTTTCAAACAAGTAGAATTATTTCTTACATTATCGGTTATTCATGGGGTATTGCCCAGAACTATTGTTCAAAAGTTATCGATATAAATCCTATGATATGGAAGCGCGGAATAGGATATAAGAATCTTTCTAAGCAAGATAAGGAGTATCTACTTACAGAGGCTAGCAAGAAGAAAGAAAGGAAAGACCGTGTGCGTGATATCATCACCGGATATTTTGAAATGACCGAAGAAGATCTTGATGACGATGACATTATTGACGCAGTTGGTATTGGTTTATGGTATTATTTAATGTTGAGCGCAAATGGCACTAGAACCGTACAAAGATAAAAGCTGGCTCTATGAGCACTATGTTCGTAAGAGGATGAATCTTAC